ACCACTGCACGACGGGCAGAAACGTCGACGTCGGATCGCCACGTGATCCTCTGCAGGACGGGAATCCTTCACCTGAGTGTCGCCACTTCCACAGAACGGGCAGCGCATGGCAATTTCCTTTGTTCAGACCGCTGAATTGGGGGCGCCGCCCCTGTTATCCACAGGCACTATTGGCCTGCCTGTACAATTTGGGTAGAGCTTTCTTGATCCCCCTATATGCGGCCTGCACTTTCGTCTTAGCCCTGAATCAATTTTGCAACGACTTCGCGGTGATGGGGGCGATCTCGGTGTAGCGCGACAGAGTTTTTTGCAGTGTTTTGCACAGTTATTTGCAGCAAACGGTTTTTAGTTCGAGCCTGTCGCGGCCTCCATCAAATAGCGGCTTTAACACCTCATGAAAGCCGCCTTTAAAGATCGCATTTATTCACTCAGCTTCAAAACAGCATCCAGAACGAACTTGCTGATCCTTTTATGCATCTTCGCGCCGGGATGCGTTCCATCCGGCACCAACGTTGACCAGTTCTGCCCGGGGTACGCACCCATTTCAAACATGTGGTCGATGATGGGCCAGCATCGATGCTTTGCGAGTGCAATCAGTGCGTCTCGCTGTGCGAGAAGGTGCGCTTCATGTTCTGTAGAGCTGCCTCCACGCCACGGGCTGAAGTTAGTCATCAATACAACGACAGCCTCGGGGTTTTGCTCGAACAGCCGATCAGTAAGCCAGTTGATCGCCCCGAGGTACTCATTTCGGCGGCGACTGGTGATGTCTCCGATTGCTGCGATCTCAGTGTCACGGTCGTTGTACATGTGATCTAGGATCAAGATGTCAGGAGTGTGGGACAAAATCTTAGTTTGATAGCTGCAAGACGATACGTCACCAGTAGCGCCGAATAGGTCTTGAGTGCGAGCCAACTCGTCAGGGGTGACAGAAATCGCTGCCAGTGTAGTGTATGTGGGGGGTTCGATGATCCCAGATTGAGCTTGCCCCGCCATGTAATCTGTGATGAATGCAGTCGCATCGACAGGGACGCTATCGACCTCAACGGAGTTTGAGTCCACAATAGCTGTAATAGTATAGTTTCGGTTCAGATCGTCATAGTATGATGCCTCATCAGCACTATCTCGGCAGGAGAAGAAACCGAAGCGATCCCCCACAGTGTCTAGGCCGATACTAGCCAGAGTACTGTCAAACGTGATCCGATTAGTTGATGCTACTGCGTCACCTGTGACGTTGTACAGGGCGCGTGGGCGACCTGAGAGCGGTGTGGATCGTGGGAACACCACACCAGACGAACCCTGAGCTTCATTCACAACGTAGGCTCCAGTATACTGTTGTAGAAGCTCTACCCATCCAAGGCCACCTTCCTGCCGTGCGCCTGCCCCTGTAGTGATAGACGTTCCGCAGACGACAATGGTCTTGTCCTCCAAACCTTTCACAAAAGGGGCAGGAAGTCTGGCGATCCGGTTGTTTGCGTCCAGCGACGGGACACCACCGGCCACGTCGCGCGCAACTACAGCGGTGTACTGAGTGCCGTAAAAGTTAACCAGAGGGCCGTAACCGTTGTTGATTGCCGTAGCCGGCTGGGACGATCCCTCGCTGGCGAAGATTGCAGTTATTGATGTGTCGGAGGTGTTGCCAAAGCGGAGTCGCTCAATCACATCAATAGTACCAGCGTTCGTAGGATTGCTGACCTGACGAACAGTTCGCCCAATGCTGCGAACAACAATGGTATCATTTGGCCGCATCAGGACGTTCAAACCCTCGACTGTCAGCGCAGCGGTGTTCGTCGGGGTCTCTGCGTCGTACTCACCGATGTAATCCACGAGGTAGTAATTTGTGCCGCCGTCATCTGTACGGACATGGAATAGCTGCACGGTGGCGCCGGTGGGCGCGTCGTCAGGATCGGATGCCTGCGAGAACGGGAACAAAACGTCAATGCGGTTTACGACAGTAGGGGTCGTGAAAATGCCATCCTGTCCTATGTAGCGGTAGCCCCAAGCCTGTGCATCGTTTCCGAGGGTACCTCCAGAGTATGCTTGCGCATCGTCAATGTCCAAGCCGCTATGGGGGGTCGCTGACACTGCCGCATTTACGGTGTTGAGTCGCTTGGCGCGGTTAGGCGCTAACTGATCATTGTCAGCATCAGTGGTGCTATACGCGTCAACGGCAGTAACGGTCACATCAGAGTTGTAGGGGGTGCGGTAGCCGACAAATTCTTGAGGCGCAACGAAGGACTGCTTAGGCATGCGGGCCCCTGCGTACTCAAGAGCGTCACCGCCGCTATTTGCGTAGAGCGAGATATAGCCCACGTCAGCACCTGTGGCGACAAAGTCCTCACCATCAACAGTGCCAGACAGTCCTGCAGCAACCGCCGCACTAATTGTCGTATCCGCGAAGCGCTTATCTGCCGCTGCGAACGCACCAGCAGCATCACGCGCGGCTTCAGCTTGAGCAATGGCCACGTCAATCGCATCAGGGCTTCTAGCGGCCAACTGATCCGCGATTTCCCCCTCTGAGGCCATCTGAACAGACAGGTCTGCAATCGAAATTCGCCCTGTGCCCCCAGCTGAGTTCGCCATCACCTCAGTGGCATAGGAAACAGTGTTCAAAAAAGTGGTCTTGATGCCTGACATTGTGGCCCCCTTGCTCGTTGAGCAAGAAGTGCCACACGTGCGGCATTTAGAGCATCCGCTAGGGCTTGCGGGGTTTAGCGCACGGCGACGAGGAAGGGGCCTTGAGGCGTCGAGCGAACGCCTGCTTCACTCTCTACCAGAACCCAGAAATATCCAAGCCCCGCGTCCAAGGAAGAGGACGACGCAACCCGCAAAGAGGCATTGTCGAACGCCCCTTCGAACGCGCCCGCCACATATGCGATCGAGGTGGGGTTCACAGGTGCGGTGAGTTCGCCGAAGTGGCTGCCTGTGCCCGAGGTTGCCTCGACATCCGAGCCATCCCCGCGCAGTTCAACGGATATGTTGCCCGCCGCGATCTCGCTCGTGACGTCCAGCGACCAGACATAGGTTTTACCGGGCACGAGGCTGACCGACTGGATCAGAGCGCCATCCACCACAGGGTCTGGCGGGGTATGCACGGCCTCGCCTGAAGCCACTGACCAACCGTCGCCGAACTGCCAGTTTGAAACGCTGTTAAACGCCCCGTTAATGATCAGGTTCGGCTGCGCGGTGCCGACGTTGAACGTGACGCTGCCACTGGCCGCGATGGACACCAGACCAGACACGTCGGTCGCCAGAGACACAACAGATGTTGCCCCCCGGAGGACCCGAATACCTGCGCGCAGCGCGTCTTCCGGTGCGGTGCACGAGACCGCGATCGTGCCGTAGCCCGGAGTGATCGCGACGTCCGAGAGGGCCTCAGGGATATCAGTCGCGCCGACCGTGATTTCCGAGATGTCAGAGACCCCGCTCAGGGTGCCATCCGCAGACCGTGCCTCGACCGTCAGCTCGACCACGTTGTCCTTCGCATAGGCGTCGATCACAGCCGTCGCAGACGCCGCCGAAACCTCGACTGTTGTCCAGGTCGTAGCCCCGCTCAGGCGGTGGCTTAGGAGGTAGACATCCACCACACCCGCTGAGCCATAGCCCGGCGCCATGGTGACAATGATCTGGCCCGCGGCCGCCGTCTGCTCGCTGCCCGACAGGATCGCGCTGAAGTAGGGCACTGCAGGCACAATGGTTGACAGATCGAGGGCATCGCCGATGGCCGCGTCCCATGCTGGGGGCACCTCTGCGTCGGTGAGCGCATCGATTTCAGGGGCGGCGGGGACGAGGCGGAACACGCGCGACATCTCGGCCCCAGCCTCTTCGGCGCGGATCCGCATCATGTGGCTTTCCGTCTCGATCTCGCCGAAGTGAACAAGCATGCCGACCTCAGGCAGATCGCCTTCTCCCAGAACGCGCAGCGCGCTCCGCTGACCCGCTACGGTTTGGACAGATCGCACGACGGATTGGCCCACGGTATCGGCCTCGTCAAACACCCGGAAGCGGATGCCGTAGTCGGCACCGGAGACCATCTCGACCGCCGTATCGAGCACGACCAGAGCGCCGCGCACCTCGCGCACACGGGCGGCAATCTGGGTGCGGGTGATCATGTCGATCGACACCGCGACCTGATCCCCACGGGTGGCCGTGCGGGCCATGCCGCTCTGCACACAGGTCAGCTCGTCGGCGCGGTGCAGCAGCTCATACTGGCGGCGGCGGGCCTCGATCCACACCTCATCGGGGTTGGTTTTTCCGGGCAATTCCAGCGTCTCGGTCAGATCGATCGAGCCCTCATAGCCGGGCCACGGCACGATGCGCTCGGCCATCTCATAGTTGTTGGTCTCGTCATAGAAGGGCACGCGGAACGCATGGGGCGGATCGAAATAAGTGCGGGTCCACTGAAACGAGGACGCGTTGCGCGGGCTCAGCTCGTCGACCACCAGATCCGAGGGGGCATCGATCACCACTGTCCAGCGCAGACCATCGTGGCGCGGGTTTGCGCGGCCGGCTGCGCCGATCTGGCGAAGGACGTCCCCGAGGGGCTCGCCCACCTCATGGATAAAGTCGTAGCTCAAACCTTTGGCCTCGCAGAAATCATACCAGGTCTGGAGCGCGTCCCAGTCGATCTCTGCATCCGTGGCAGGGAACGGGTTCATAGGACCGCGCAGGGCATGGAGCATCGCGGCGGCGGGATTGCGGGTCACGCTGCCATCAATCCATTCGGTGCCGTCCCATGTGGGGGCGACACGGGACACGAGTGCGTTGAGGTTGTCGAGCTGACCATTCAGCTGATGGGTCGCACGGACGCGCACGGCCACCAGCGCAAGGGGCTTTCCGAAGGCGATAGGGTACTCGGGGCGATGGGATTGCAGGGCGGCAAGAGCGGTGGTGCTCACCTTCGTCGGAACCTTTTTCGTCCCAACGCTTTCGGGGGTCATGCGGGTGACCTCGATCTGCCAACGGCCACGGCTCGGCAAGTCCCATGTGTGGGCGCGGTAGAAGAGTTCGCGGCGATGGGCGCTGATGGTCAGGGTCTCGACCTCTTCCCACGCATCTGCGGAGGTCTGGCGCTGACGAATGCGCACGTCGACGGTTTCCAGTCGGCGGTCCCCATCGTCGTCAATCGTAAATAGACCCTGAGGGAAGCCGATGATCACAGTGCAGGCGGTCGCATTGGTGGCAGTCGAGCGCACAATAGGGCTTTCGACAGCTTCTTGGGCGGTGTCGGCGGTGCCAGTGGTGGTGCGGGGATACTCGCGCACCAACTCGACGCCCCCGGCGTCGGGGTCCTCAACGCCCTGACGGGGATTGCGTGTAACCGGATCATCGTCGTCATACCCCTCGCGCACCTCGATCTGGACGTCCTCGTAGTCGTCGATCGACACGTCCCCGATCCGGATGTCCTCGATCGAGAGTGGCCCGTAGCCAAAGCAAAAGAGCGCTCTGACATACTGATCGTCACCGTAGATTTCCGTGTAGCTGGTGGCGGCGAAAGGCGGGGCCATCCGCATGCGGCCGAGTACATAGGGCACAGGCTCACCGGGCCGTGCGGTATTGGACCAGCCGTTGATCGAATAGGCGGACTGCTCGGAATAGGCCGACTGTGAGAGCGGCTTCACCTGCTGCGCGGGGACCAGTGCATTCACCAGCATGTTGCCGACAACTGACAGACCCGCAGCAAGGCCCGTGGCCAGCAAAGACTGCCCCAGACCGGCGGTCGCGATCATCTGACCAGCCCAAAACTGCCCAAGCGCAATCGCGCCGATGGCCACCACAGCACTCAGCACCGCTCGGGCGCCATCACCAGAGGGGATCAGCCGCAGAATGACCTGCATTCCAGTTTTGGGGCGGGTGAAGGCCCAGATGCCATGGGGCACCACATAGGCCCCAGCGGGGCTGGCTACGGTCACGCGCAGCTGCGCGCGATCCGACGGCGCAAGACCGGGCATCGCATAGTCGACGATCTGGGCAAGAGTTAGGCCCTCGGGCACATCAATCGACTCGCGGCCCACAGTGGGATCAAAATGGGGGGCGACCAGAACGGGGGTGAAAGCCATGTTCACGACCTCTTTAAATGACGATAAACGGCCACCAAACGGGTGCCCCAGACGATGCCATCGAAGCGGGCCAGCCGTGCCTGCCCGTCCTGATCGACGTGGAGCATCTGACCTGGTGCGACGAAGAGGCCGACGTGGGACGGGTAGCGCCCGCGCCGGAACAGCATGACATCAAGGGGCTGCGCCTTGGTGGCGGGGACTTCCTTCCAGCGGCTCTGGATACGCTCGCCTTCGATCAGAGCGGCGACCTCGGCCTGCTCGTCGATCGACATCCGGTGGCCGTCGTATCGCGGCAGGTTGACCCCCAGCTCATCGGCATAGACGTCGGCCACGAGGCCCCAGCATGTCAGGCCATAGGCCCCGACGTATTTGGCGGACCAGCTCACCGGAACAGCCCCGGAAATCGGTCTTTGGTAAAGCGATCCATGGGGATGGTCTCTTCCTCGATCGGGGCGCGGCTCAGCTGCAGAGAGACCTCGCCCGCGTCCACGACCGCCGAGACCAGCTTCAGGTCGCGGAACTCTGCCTCAACCACATCGGGGCTCGATGCGAGGACCACAGCGACGTGCACCGATGCCAAGCTGGTGAAACTCAACAGCAGCCCCGCGATATCGCGGCTCACATTCTCCAAAACGACCGACGCGGTGCTGGTGGCATCATCGAGATCAGAGGGCAGCTCTGCCGACGCCACCACGAAATAATACGGATCACTTTCGGGGTCAGCGTCCAGCCATGCCGAGCGGGTGCCATACATCAGCGGGTCTGATGACAGCCGCTCGGTCGGGTCCGTCGAGAGGCGGATCGGTGCGTCGAGGCCCGGATGCTCGAAGCAGAAGAGTGCCACTTCGACTTCGGCACTGTGCTCTTGCAGATGCGCATTCCGCGCGTTCAGAGAAAGGCGTCTCATGGCATCACCACGACAGAGAAGTTGATGTTGAAGGTCAGGCCCTGCATCGTCTCTTCCGGCAATCCATCTTGAGAAAAGAGACAGGTCCACGTGCGGGCCAAAGAGATGGGGTTGCCGCTTTCATCAAGCACGGGTGCGCCCTCATCGTCCAAGAGCTCCCAGCCGTCCGTGGTCGGATCGATCATGGTGAAGGGCAGCGTGCCCCATGCCAGCTCGTCCTGCCAGAACGCCTCGAAAACACTGCGTTGATCGCGGTCCATCCGCACGCTCATGGCGACCACGCTCACGACCGCCGAGGTGCGCAGCCGCGCCGAGGGCGGGCCGTACTCGGCCGCACGCATCTGGCGACCATCGAGCCAGGTCTTTGTATATGGTGCGCGAACTGGCTTTGGCAGTTCGCTCGGCCATGCTGCCAAAGTCATCGCAACGCCCCCCGCTTTTGAAGTCCGTAGCCCTGACGCATCACACGCCGCGCACCGCCGCCGGGTGTGTTCATGGCATCGCCCACCTGATCAGCGAGAACCATCTTGTAGGCCCGCTGGCCATTTGACCCTTGGGTCTCTTGGACGGTGCCGCTGACCTGCGCGCTCGACTGGTTGATGATCTGGAAGACCGGCGCACCATAGGCGGGCGCGGGTCCTGCGTTGTAGGCCCCGCCAGCGGCAAAGGCGGGCAACGCGCCACCGCTGTTGATCGCCTCCAACAGAGCGCGGTGCCGAGACGTGGCCTGTGCATTGACAATGAACTCGCCCGAGCTCAGCCAGCTCAGACCCTTGTCCGCTGTGCCATGCCCATCGGCGTAGAACATTCCGCCCTCCGCGTTCTGCGGGAACAGCGCCTTCGACAGCGACCCAAGAAGGCCATCACCCGCCGCGCCGAAGGCCGACCCGAAGGGACCCTCGCCGAGCAAGATTGCCTGCCACGCCGCATCCTCAATCGCAGAGGCCACGCGCTCGAAGCTGTCAGCGACAGCATCGCCGCCTTCTTTGAGGTCCATAATCAGGTCGTAGGATGTCGACTTGAACCAGTCTGCACGGTCCTGCAGTTCGGTCAGCTTCTGCTCTTCTTCGAGCAGCTTCTTTACCTCTGCGGTTTGCGCGGCCGTGGCATGGCTGAGCACATCGCGGTTCTGGATCAGCTCGCGCTGGATCGGGTCCATTTCCTTCAGGACCTCGACCTCTGTGCGCATACGGCCAATCAGCTTATCAACCGCCTCGGCCTGCTTCTTGGCATCATTCGCCGCAGACTTTGCACCGCTGCGCGCGGATCTCGCCGCCTCTGTTTGAGCCTTCTGCCATGCGACGAGCTCTTCGCGGTTGCGGGCCGTCTCTTCGGCATTCGAGATCGCCTCATCGCGGCGGGCATCCATCTGCTCGCGCAGGATCGGATCGAGGCCACTGGTGTCGACCTGGTCAAATCGCTCGGCCGCCAGCGCCCCCGCCAGAGCGACAGGATCGTCCCTGTATTCCAGCCGCAGTTCGCTCTCGCGCAGGCTGGCGATGCCTTGGGCATGCAGAGAGAGCATCCCGTTCACGGCCCTTTGGATTTCATCGGCCATGGCGGCTGCTTCGGCGCGACCCTTGGCGAGGTTCGAGGCGAGATCCACGTTGCCCGCCTGCACCAGCGCATCGACCACGGCAAGAGCCTGCTCTTTGAGCGCTTCGGACTGGACGCTTTCCTCAATCATCCGGCGCAGGGCTTCAGCCTCTTGCGCCGCCCGCTCTTCGGCCACCGCCTTGCTGTCTTCGCCGTATGTATTGATCAGCTGCGCAAGGTCGGCGCGGTCCTGCAGGGTGCGCAGAATTTCCCGTTCGGCCTCGACCTGTTTAATGGACTCTTGAACGCGCTCTTTACCGGCTTCCCAGATGCCTTTGATGCCGTCCCAGCCGTCCTGAACCTTCCCCCAGTTCTGCTGGATGGCTCCGAGGCTGGCGCGCAGATCGTCGAGGACCATGTTGATCTGGCCCACGAACGCGCGCTGCTCTTTGTTCATGCCTTCCCAGCCGCCCGCAGCGTCATACACAGCCGTCTTGAAGGTCTCGACCGCAGCGATCTGCTCATTCAGATCACCCTCGCCGCCCACCTGCCCGAGCATTGCTTTCAGCTCGTCGACCGTGTCACTGCGGCCCGTGCGCGCCGAACGGCGATCCGTGTCCCCATCAGGGCGGAACAGGCGGAACATCTGCCCGCCGTCCGAGAGCTCTTCCTTAAGCCCTTCCGCCGCATCCTTGGCGCGGGTCAGCATCTCATCGAGCGCGGCCTTCTCGGTCTCGCGTTGGAGCTGGATGACCTCGGGCGTAATCGCGCCATAGCGCTCTTTGAGGTCATCGAGATCCCGAGAGACCAGATCGCGGTATTCGCTGGTGGCGTCCTGCAGGCTCTCGATGCGGTCTTCGAGGCTTTCTGCCCCGCCAATGGCTCCGCTGAGCCACTGCACCATGGCGGCCCCCGCCGCGATCGAGCCGATGGTGATCAGGTTGATCGGGCTAAAGAGCGAGGTGAAGCCGGCCCAGAGCATCCGCGCCGCTCCTGCGGCCCCACGGCCACCGAAGGCCTGCGTGATCTGGGTGCCTTGCTGGATGGCCAGCTGCAGCGGGTTCTGCCCTGCGGCCATCATAACAATGATGTCGTTGAACTGCGCTGCCATGTTGCCGACAGACCCCGCGGCTGCAGTGCTCGACCGGCTGACCCTGTCCATGCCGTCAGCGGTGTCGCTGAGCGGTGCAGGCAGGCCTTTGGTGGTTTTGGCTGTTTCCGAGAGTGGCGCGTTGAAATCCGAGACACCGGCCCCGAGGCCTTTGGCCTCAGCGCCGAGCTTGGCAAAGATGGCGGTTTGATCCGCCGCCATCTTGTTGACCTGTGCCATTTCGGCTTCGAGGGCATCGGCAGACTTTGCGACAGCGCCGATCTCTGTCTTGGCCTGTGACCCGTCTGCGGTCAGTGATGCGTGCACGCGCAGCGTCATTTCAACCCTCGTTTAAAACTTCTTTGGCCCCTGCCTCGATATGCCTGACGGCCTGCCAGAGGTCCGGTGTCACCTCGATCCCTGCCATCCTGAGCCCCGCCTCTGCAGCGGAGTAGTCGAGCCCCTCGTGGATCACGCCCCCCATGGGGAAAACCGTGCGCCGCCACTGGGTCTGAACCGATAGAAAGGCCTCAAGGGCGGGAATATGACAGGGCCAGAGAGCGGCTTCCTCTTCGGGGCGCAGCAACGCGGGGTCGATCCCCCAGAATGCTGCGTCCTCGTCTGTTTCGGCTGCGGACCGTCCGAGCTGGCGCTGTGCCCAGGCACGGCCCGCAGCCTTTAGTTTCCCGCCAGTGCGCCGATGACGGTATTGCGGTAGGTGCGGATCAGCGCGATCCGGACATAAGGCAGCGCCAGCAACTGTTCTTTGACAGCCGCGGTGAAGGCGACGGGCTTTCCGTCCTCGTCTGCAAGGTCAAAGGCCCCACGCCAAATCGCATCACAAAACCCCCGCGACCCTTCGAGCGTGTTCATATCGAACGCCTCGGAAGCTTCATCATCAAGCACGGTAAAATCAGCTTTGAACGTCTGTTTTTCATAGTCATAGCCAGCGGGCACTTTGACGGTGACCTCGCGGGTGAACTTCGGGGCAGCTGCAATTTTAAACATATCGGGCCTTTATCAAGTCAGGGTCAGGGTCCACTGGTCGTTGCCAGTGACGGGCTTCGGGGCGAAGTTGAGCGGCCATTCCTTGATGCCCTGCGCCTCAACGGGGCTGCCCGGACGTTGGACCTGCGCATTCGGGACTGCGATGGTCGCGATGCTGCCAGCGGTTTTGCCGTGCACGAGGCTGACAGCCACGGTGCCCTGATCACGGGCCAGCGCGAACGGGTCGAGAGTAGAGAGCGCCACCGCCTCGATCTGGGTTTCGAGGGTTTCGGCGCGGTCGATGATCTCGATCGCCTCGGCCCCGATCAGGAAGCGCGCCTCGACCTCGTTGCCGAGCATCAGGGCAAAGTTGCGCATCACGTGGCCCGTGCCGTCGATGGTGAAAGTCGGGGTGTTCGCCGCAGAGCCCACCAAGGGCTTCTGGAAGGCCGAGACATCTGCCGTGGGCAGGGCTTGGGCCACAGGCTTGGTCCAGAGGCCGGTGAACTCGAACTCGATGATCGGGATGGCGGATGCGTTGACGCGGAACGTCGCGGTGCCACGGGCCCCGAGCAGCGCATAGAGCGTGCCGTCGATGTTCAGATAAATGGTCGCGCTCTCGAACCCGTCGGAGATCGGGTTATAGGTGACGCTGGTGCTGGCTGCGATGGTTTCAGCCGCACCGCAAGCCCGCAAGAGCGGACCCCATGCGGGCGCTGTGCCTGCGGTGCCAGATCCCGCCAGTTCAATCTGGAAGGTCATGCGCGAATGCAAGTCATAGGGAATGGTGCCATCATTGCCCAGGAACGGCTGATCGTGACCGCGCTCGGCGTCCGATCCCTCCATGGGCTGGATGCTGATGTTGCTCGCCAGCATGGCGTTCGCCGCACCGGTCGGAGTGGCGTCTGTGCCATAGGTCGTTTCGATCTTGGCCAGCAGGACCTTCTTACGGAAACGCAGGGACATTTAAGCCTCCTTCTTCGCGCCGGATTTGGCGGTCTTTTTCGGGGTCTCTTTGGTGCGGGTCAGAGCACCGTCCTCGTCGCGGGTGTAGCTCCCGCCGGATTGGGGCAAAGCGGTCATGGCGTGATCCTCAGTTGATCGTTGATGGCAAATTCCAGCTGGTAGGCGATCAGGCCTGTGCCGGGGGTGATCAGGTTGCCGCGCACCAGCTCGAAGATCCCGAGCGCGTCTTCCCCGCCGTCCCATCCTGCGACTGCGCCGATCACAGCCTTCACCAGGGGATCGAGCGTCTGCAGGGCGCGGTTCCCCGTCGCATCTGCCGCATTCACCAGAATGACCACGGCAACAGTCTCGCGCACGGACTGGACAAAGAGTCCGGCGCTGGCCTCAGCCGTGCCCCCCTGCAGCCCCAGTGGCAGCACGTAGGCCGCCAAGGCGCTCTGAGGTCGAGAGCCGCGCTGCATCAGGTCAGCAAACTCCGCCGCCCCGTCCACGCGTCCGGAAAACTCGGAGACCTCAGCCTTCAGTCTGGTGATGACGGCGTCGATCATCAGATAAAGCCCTTCAGGCTTGTCTCGGTCATCGGACGGGCGCGGTCAGTCACGCGGGCCCCGCCGCCGCCAGTGGTGGCAGGGGTGACGCCAGCGATGTCCAAGGTGATAACGCCGCGGGCGATGTCTTTGAGGGTATTCAGCGCATCGCGGTAATCTGCCTCGATCTTCGGCGAGGGCTCATAGACGTGCAGCTTGTGAATGGTGATGGCTTTGGCGACGGTCTCCAAGAGCGGCGGGACCTCAGCCATGGGCAGCACATACCGGCCCCCGACATACCCGTCGATCACTGCATCTGCATCCGCGATGGCCTCGGCCACCACGTCAGCGTCGATGGTGTCTGTCGCCACGTCCCCGCGGTCGGTCAGCTGGATCAGGATCAGCTCGCCGTAGCGTTTGGTCAGCTCGTCTAGGGTGGTGTAGGGCACGGCATTAAACCTCTGTTAAAAGCCCGGCGGCAGAAGCGCCGCCGGTTTCGGTGTCAGTCGTCCGAGCCGTCTTCAACTTCGACGGTCAGCTTGGGATCGCCAGAGATCGCTTCGACCTCTTCGTCCGTAAGTTCAGAGACAGGGATGCGCACAGGCTCGGGGCCGAACTTTAGACCCGCCCGCCAGCGGCCCTTGCGGGGACCAGTGACAATCAGCACATCGTCATCTGTGAGGCCCCACGGCGCGACATCGTTCTCGTCGCCCTGGGGGACAGCTGCGGATGCTTCAGGCTCGGGGGCCGCAGTTGCGGTCCCCTCTTCCTGCGCTTCGGCCTGAGGGGCCGCAGCTGCGGCTTCCTCGGCTTCGGTGATGCGGCTCAGCAGGAGCTCGTCACCAGTGTTCCACTGATACGAGACCCCCAGAGCGTCGGCCCGTGCCTCTAGCGCGAGGCGGTCTTCAGACTTATCGCTCATAGCTCAGGGCCTCAGGCCAGCCACGGCACGACCAGAAGGTCGGCGGTGTCGAACCAAGGGTTGGTGGCGCCTGCATCGTTGCGCGCGGCTTTCAGGATTTCCTGTGCCTGTTCGCGCAAGGTCGGGGGCACGACCAGAAGGTCGGGCTTCAGACCCAGCGGACGCCCTCCGTCGCCCTTCATGCTCTCGATCGCAGCGTAGGCCGCCGCGAAGTTGGTCGCATTCAGGGTGTCTTTCGACGCGTAGGCCAGCTGGGGCAGAGAGTAACCGGCCACCATGCGGCAGTCCGCGCCGTAGACGAAGGTGTCGTTGAAGAACACGTTGTCGTCGTTCGGGTTGTCCTTGTAGGTGAAGGCGATCGGCTTGCGCTCTTGCAAGATGATCGGCTTCACCTTGCGGCGGGTCGAGAGCAGGAACCACGGGGTGCCAGAGCCGCCGCCGAAGTTCGAATACACGGTCTCGTTGCCATCTTCGTCGGTGATCGGGTGATCGGTGTCGAAGAAGTTCTGGCCGTCGAAGCATTCGGTGTCGAAGCCCGCCTTCAGAGCATCGTAGACGAGCTTCTCGGGATGGGTGCCCGCGCTTTCGCCCATTTCGGAGAAGAGCAGCGAGTACTGGCCGAGGTTGTCGTCCTCGATGTCGTCGCGGCCCACTTCGATGGTCATCTCGAACTTGCGGTTCTTCAGCGAGTAGTCCGACTCGGCCAAGAGGTTCAGAACGCGGGGGCCGATCCATTCGCGCATGCCGGGCAGCTTCTTCAGCCAGCCATAGCGGTTTTCGCTCGTGGTCGATCGCACGGTGGTCGCCACGCGGTCGCGGGTGCTTTCCGCTGCTTCAAGGGCGCCTTGAAACTCGGTTTTAAAACCGGCGCGCAGCGCGTTCAGAGAAGTGCTGTTGATAATCATGTCAGGGGGTCCTTAGGCTGCGTTGGTCAGGGCTTCGTCCATGCGGACCCACACCCCGTTTGCATCGACATCGTCGACAATGCCCGCGGGCGAGCGGGTGGACGTGCCATCAGTTTTGGCAACGGTCTGGTCATCTACCGCGTAGGCCTTCTGGCCAATGTCAGCGATGGTGATCTCGTCTGCGCCTGCGCTGTGGGCCCAGTAAAAGGTGCCGGGGCGGAACTCGGCGGTCTTGTCGCCAGCAGAGCCTGCGCTGTTGTCGACGGCCTTCTCGGCACGGCCAACACCCACGAGGCCGGTCGCAGTCTGGCCCTCGACGATGTAGCCAGAGGCATCGCGCATCAGCATCGCGCCAGCGTAGATGGTGGTGGATGCGGCGACAGCGCCCGACCGGGAAATGCCGGCACGCGACGGGGTGGAACGATCTGCGGTCAAAGCGGTCATGGCTTAGTCCTTCTCGGCAGCAAGAGTTTTTGCGTAGGCATCGGGGGGAATGCCCAGAAGGTCAGCGACCTTCATCTGTTCGCTATTCAGGGAGGTCTGGGTCACGTCGCCCGAGGGAGGCGTGGCAGTGGTCTGGGTGTCGTCGAGGCTCGGCAGGCCGTTCAGGATGGCCTCAGTGCGCTCGGCGTTTTCCATGTGCATCGAGATGTAGGCATCGCGGCTGGCCTTGACCCCGACGCGCTTGGCACGGATCGCGGCGTCGACGGCGTCCTCTGCAGTTTTGCGGGCCGCCGTAGATTTGAGCGTCGCGTTCTCGGACTGGAGCGCGGTGACGGTCTGCGTCAGTTCGGCATTGGCCGCGTTCAGAGCGCGGGCTGTGTTGACCAGGTCATCAGGGCTCGTGCCTGCCGCCCCCAGAGCGGTTCCGACAGTGACCAGCGCAGATTGCATAGCGACCTCGTCGTCTTTCTTGGTCGCGGCGATGGCCTTCATCACATCTTCTTCGGTCGCGTCCGGTGTGAGGCCGAGAGCCTCGATCAGGCGTTCCATGAACGTCATTGTGGGGGGCTCCATATTGAGCGCGGTCAGTCCGCGCAGGTTCGGGCGGTTCACGAGGCTGACCGCCTCGATCGCGATGATTTCTTTTTTGTCGGTGTGCAGGATCACAGGAGACACAGAGCGATACTGGCGCTCGGCCATCATCTCGCGGCCCGTCTTGCTCCACTCCACGCGGCCCCAGATGCCGTCAGCGCGAGCGTCCATCTCGACAATCCAGCCGCGCGCAGGGCTCGGAAGCCCCTTGCCTGCGGCGAGGTGTAGAGAGTGGTTTTCGTCGATGGGAATGCGGGACCGTGCGTCGAACGAGGCCGCGATGATGGCGGGCAGGTTCAGGGCGCGGTATGGGCCACGGTCATCTACCGTCTGGACATCACCAACCGGCAGAATGTGGATCCACTGGGGGATCGATGCTTCGAGCGTCTGCTCGGCAAGAAGGGCGATATGTGTCTGCGTGCTCATAGGGCGATATTGCCGATGGCGCGCAAAGCAATGCAGCCGCTAGGGCTTGCGGGGTCTTCTCTAAAATCTGGGGAAACGTGCTCTTAGGGTGCGCCGCAGGACGGCTTCGGTCAATCCCCTAAGGCCTCGGAGAGGTATTCTTCAATGGCTTCGATCAGAATGCGGCTGTCTTCGGTCCCGACGCCGAGATAGGGGCGCGCGGGGATATCGCCCCAAGGCATGGGCATAGAGAACTTCCGCCCGCGCTTGTCTGTACCGCTCTTTGTCCCGAACGCCCCCTTTTTGGCCCCAAACTGCATCACAGCGGCATAAATCAGGTTCGAGCCCCAGCGCACTTCGCCCGGCTCGGCCTCGTAGAAAATCTGTGTTGAAAGCTGCTTTGAAGGGCCGAAGAGCGGACGGGGATCAATCGGGTCTTTGCGAGCCCTGTAGGCCTCCAAGGTCGCGGGGGTTTTGGCCGCCCACTTTTGCCCGTCCGGGCTCTGGCCCTCTTTGAAGTTGCCCTTGGTGCGCTCGATCATGATCTCGCCGAGCTCTTGCATCAGAGGACGCATGTCTGACACCGCACCCGCCACACGGGCCAGCGCCGCCTTCACCTCATTGGCCTGAACATCAGCTTTGATCATCAGCTGGTCCGCCAACCGACGATGTTGAGCATGCGCTGATCGAGTTTGGGGACGAGATCCAGAATGCCGCCCCCATGGGTTACCTCGATCGCATTGCCGCGCACCTGCAGTGACGCGATGTCATTCAGCGCTTGCCCGAGCTGCGAGACCTGCTCGCGGGTGTGTCCCTGCCCCAAAAGGGCGTTCATGCCCCCACGGGTGAGAGCAAACTGCATCTGATCGGGCGCGATCTCTTGCAGCACCTGCGACCACTGGCTCTGGACCGGCCCCAGCGGGCGGAACGCCGCCCCGCTAAAGCCTGCTTCTACATTTGCGGCGAATCGCCCCAGATCATCGGCCACGCTGGTCAAAGCTCGGTAAGCCGCACCAAACTGGTCGATCACAGTCTCTGGCAATTCGGCCATGAACCCGCTGGCGATCTGCGACGGCCAATCCACTGCTTTTTCCGCCAGAACCTGCACCGTATGGCTCACGGTTGCCCCTGGTGCGTAGGCCCATCCCTTACCGATACCTGAGGGCGCGCCTGTCTTGGCGTCGAGCATCTCCCAGCCATCGGGTAAAACCTTGTCCGGATCACCGCCCACACGGGCAATGCCGGCGCGGGTCCGTGCGCCCACGGCATAGCAGCTGCAGCCCCAGCCATTCGGCGGATAGTGGGTCAGCCAGAACGGGTGATCGGGCTCCAGCGCGATCCGATCCCATGCCAGATGGTGCAGGCGCGGTTCGATCGAGCCGCCGTGCCGGTAAACCCAGTATTTAAACCCGCCCGCTTCGAGCTGCGCAAAACGGCCCCCGTGGTAGCTGGTGGCCATGTTGGTGCGGTAGATGACGCGGGTGCGCCATGCCTCGCCGCCCTGACTGCCCTCGCCGGTCCAGCCGTGCCAGCCGCGGGTCTCGACGATCTTGCGAAAGTCGCGGCGAAACGCCTCCAGCCCCGTGCCCTCTGTCACTGCGCGATCCACCGCACTGGCCAGATCGGTCAGAAGATCGGCTTTGATCGCCCCTGCCACCATAAACGCTCGATCATGTTCGGCCTGCCAAAGGTCATCCCACGCGGCAGTCGGGACGAGATTGCCAAGGCGCTGGCGGAACGCGGTCACCTGCTCGGTGAAGGGCTGGCGAAAGATCGCGGCGATTTCAGTCACGGGCGTCATCCTCTATGGCTGCGCGGCCACCTGCTGCAGCGGCGGTCTGCGCCGCTCCCAGAACATCGGCCAGATCACTGATCGGAATATCGGGGAAGGCATGGGTCAGCATCTCGTGCAGCTCGTCGAGATCCCCAGCGGCCTCCATCATCGCCTCGATCTGCTCGACCATTTTGCCCACCAGCGGAGCTGCTTCACTGGCCAATCGGACCACCGAAGGGTCGAACGGCTCAGAATGGCCCGCTGAGCCCTCTTGGGCCTGCGCGGCCACAGTTGGGCGCGCGGAGGGCGTTGGGGTATTAAATGGGTATTTAACGGCGCTCCCTGCCATATCCTCGGCCCCATCCGAGGGGGCAGATGGCACAGGCGGGGCCTCTGAGGCGGTTTTCCCGGCGGCAGGGCTCAAAACGCTCTCTCCCTCTGCCGCTTCCTTCAGGCCGAACTTCGACAGCACGGACGAGGTCGAAACCCGAAGTCCGCGATCCACGAGCGGGGTCACCGCGTCGGTGAAGGCCTTGAGGTCTTCCGGCTCGGGGCGCTCGATCTTCAGGCGCGGGTAGTCGCGCTGGGGGCCGAACTCCAGCTGCATCCAAGGGCGAATGAGATCGCGGTTGAGGATTGCCGCCAGCGCATTCGCATCCGCCGTCTCAATGTCTTTCTGAACCTCGCGATGTTCTTTTCCCGACCCGAGACCGCCCACCTCGGCATCGGTGGTCGAGGTCTGCCCGAGGATTGCCTTCGAGACCTGCTTATCGAGCCAGTTGCATCGGCTCTCGTAATGGTCGGTCGATGACCCGACGTTCCCGCTTTCGACGAACTCGATCCGCATGCTCTCGGGGATGATCGCCGCGCAATCGCCGCCGATGTTGGCCACAGCCCGGAACAGAGTTTTGCGGTCCTCGGCGCTGGCCCCCTGACCATAGCGGCCGATCCGGATGGGCTGGCCATAGGTCTGGGTAAAGATCGCCCAATCGCGCTGGGTGTAGGCCTTGAACATCCACGACCACACCGCAAGGCGGGCAATGCCAGAGCGCAGGGGCAGACCCGACTTTGCCTTCATGCGGGCAAAGATGAACTTGAACGCCGGATAGGGCATTTCCTGCCCGTGCTCGGACAGCATGATCGGCGTGGTCAGATCTCGGCGGTCAAACCGGAACCAGCGGGGGTCGCGGTATTCCAGACGCGCGGGGCTCCACTGCCCTTCCGAGGTGTCCCAGATGATTTCAGTGTGGCTGTAGCCCTTGCCCACGGCGTCGAGGATGTCAAAGACCTCGTCGGTCAGCTCGTCGCGGCGTAGCCATTCGCGCACCCGCTCGGCCATTTTGACCTGCAGCGGGTCATCGCTGGCATCCTCGATCGAGAACCCGATCTGGCTGACACTGCGCTTCCGCGTCCCCAGAACGCCCGAGTAGTGCAGATCCCGCTCTTCAATCGCCTCGGCCAATTCCAGATACTGGACCGCATCGCCTGTGTCGGCTGCGCGCAGAATGCCAGCGAGCCGGTCAGGGGTCAGACCATCCGCCGGATAGCCGGTCACAGGGGTCCGCACAGACCCGATGCTGGCCGCCGAGACTTCCTCGGTCAGAATGCGCTTCTCTACGGGGCGACCCCATTGGTCTAGCAGCGTCATGATTTTGTCTCGCACTCACTTTGTCCGGAATTTTTCGAGCGGACTGATACATCCGCATCAACTTGGTTCAGCCGGATGGCGAGGTTTAAGAATTTCTCCATCTTTTCTAACCGTGCTTGGCGCTGAAAATGGTTGGGCAGGACTCTTTGTTGCTTCCCGACTTGCGACAGGAAGTTTTCAAAGGTGGCGACGAGATCATGAAACTCGGAAAGCAGCCTTTCTAGGTTGTTCCGCTCTTGCCCGGCTTGAACTTCTTGCAAGCCGAATTGCTGCGCCTTGAGCGCACGCTGCGCAACTTCCGCGCACTCTTCTGCGATCTTGCAAAGATGATATTGATCTGAGTTCATTTCTTCTCCCCCCGACCACCTGAATATGGCGGCGGACCACAAGGTTCATTCGGCGCGGAATACCCGCCCACACGAACCCGATCCTTCTGCCCCGCACCCTTTGACCGCTTGCCAATCGCTCGAACGGCTTGGCCGATCACCGTGTCGATCGACATGGCGAACTGCCAGCCGAAGCCCGCACCAATTCCCACGAAGAGCCCGATGCCGCACATCAAAAGCAGTTGTTCAATGGTTTCCATCTCAAAGCCCTCCGCGTAGCCGTGCCCCAAGGGGCGCTCTCAGCCATGACCGCCCGCCCGCGGCGTCCTGCGCCTCGTCATCGTCCTCTGGGATTTGGCCAGAGGTCGGGGCGACGGATGTGTAGTGGTATTCGACCCAGTCCTGACGGCTGGCAAAGTCGGCCAGCGCCAGCGCGATCGCATAGTCGCCGTGACGGCGCATGCCGCTGGTGCCTGTCCGCACATCGGGCACCCGAGGCACCCCACGGATTTCCTTGACGGCCCGCAGGTCGGTCACGTGCTCTGCATCCGGCGCAAGCGCGATGGTGCCGTCCTCGAACCGCTTTTTAAGTCCTGGCATGTGCTGGCGATACCACTCGACGCTGAACTTGATGGCCCAGACAACGCCGCCGCTGTCCTCGCTTTCGCGCAGGCCAAACTCGCGGCCCATTTCCTCGGCCACGATCCAGCCCATGCCGGTGGCGTCAAAGGCAGCGCCGATCAGGCGTTCGCGCACATGGGCCATGACGCGGCGGGTGACCTCGCACTGCTCGCGCCCTGGCACGTTGCGCATCTCGACCGCCAAGGCCTCGCGGCGGGTCAGGTCCGGATCGATGCCCAGAAGGTCGAGGACGGTCAGGTCAGCCACGCGGGCAAAGTCGAAGCCAAGAGCATACTGGCGAGACAGGTCGAGCCCCTGCAGGACGGCATCCAGTTCCGCATAGAACGGGCGCATGGTTTCAGCCTGATCCGCATCGGACCGGCGCAGGAAGTCCTCGGGCAGCTCCAGACGCAGGATCGGGGCATCGGCGGTCATCCGTGCCTCGATCAGCGGAGCGGGCAGCCAGACGCCAGTGCCTGCTTTCGGAATGCAGTGCAGCTCTTCGTCCGCATCGGCGCCATAGAACTTGAAGATGCTGTCGATCCACGCCTGCTTTGCCTCTGGCGTGTTCGGCTTGCCCGTGACCAGCGCGATCCGCTCGTAAAGACCGTCTTCAATGGCGTCTTCAAAGGTCACTGTCAGGACCTCGCCAGCACGTTCGCCAGAATGGATGTCCTTGATCAGCAGATTGAACGGGTTGTCCGCCCCATCATGGGTCGAGATGACGAGCACCTTGCCGCCCCACATCAAGAGCGCCATGGCGGCCTTCAGCAGCTCGGCCAGCTCATCGTGGAACGCGGCCTCGTCGAAGATCACATACCCCTGACGGCCCCGCAGTGAGCGCGGCTTCGAGGTCAGGGCGACGATCTCATAGCCCGAGGCAAACCGGATGCGGAACGCGTTGATGTCTTTCTCTTCGCCGCCGTCATCCTGATCCTTGAACAGGAACTGCTCGACCCCAGAGGCCGCAGGGATGAACGCCCGTGCCCACATGGCGCAGGTGTCGATGAACTCTCTGGCCATGTCCAAGTTATAGCCGATGTAGAGCACATCCATGCCCCCGGCGCTGCGACGGGCACCAGCGGTCAGCACGGCGTCTGCCCCCACGGCCCATGTCATACCGATCCGGCGGGACTTCTCGCAGACCACCAACTGCTCGGCGGCGGTCGTGGCCAACAGGCGAGCCTGATAGTTCAGCAGGACAGCGGGCAGACCCTCATCGGTGCTGAGAGCCTCGGGCAGCGACTGGTTATTCTCGGCGCGGCGGGCATCGAAGTCCTGATCGTTCAGCGTGTCAGCCATGACCACAGTCTCCGAATGCCTTTGGGTTTCGGTGCATCGGGGGCGTTCGCCTCCAAAACAGCCTGCCATGCGCCCTTTGCGAGGATCACATCGTCGCGGACCTTGTGCACCAGACCGCGCCGCACCAGACGGCGCACCTGCACCTCGGGCACGCTGCGCAGCCGGCCATACTTGGCGAGGTCTGAAATCACCGCACGATCAGAGCGGCAGAGATTGGCGGCGTTCACGCGGTCGCCTCCGCTTTGTGCATTGCGCCCAAGGGCATCACTTTCCCGTATGATTGAATGAGCGTGCTGATCTGACGAAAATGCATTTCCTGAATGAGCTTTGCTGCGGTTTCGGCATCTACCCCAAGCTCCCGTTGCAGAAGTTCAGCGCATACGCAGCCTTCAACTACGAGAATGCCCACTGCGCGTTTGAGTAGCTCTTCGCCCTCTGGCTTCTGCTTGCGAGCCAAGTCGGCGATCTCGCGCACCAAAGTCGAACTACGAATACGTTGTTGGGAAACCTCGGTCTCTTTCACAGTGACCTGATCCATCAACTGGCGGATGGTGTCCGCACCGCGCATCAGTGAGCGGCAGAGCATGTCCATCCCGCGCCCCTTGAGGGCCTTGCCGTGCTCTTCGAGGTCGTTTGCAATCTGTGCCGGGGTCGCCATCAGAGGATCTCCCAGTAGCCGTCAGTCAGCTTGGCCTTCAGGTGGCCTGTGATCTCGACAGCAGGCTCGATCGAGATCGCGTCATAGACCCCATTCCAACGCCAACCGATTGCGGGCTTCATCTTCATGCCAACCGGGATGCGATAAAGCTCAGAGCAGCCACAGGGGCACACAAACCAGAAGCCCTGCACGTCGCCCTCTTTCGGGTCATCCATAGGCAGCCAGTAAGAGCCTTTGATCTTTTGCTGTTTGTGCAGCTTGCGGTCGGGGTAGTGGATGGCGCGCAGCTTGTCTTCTTTGTCGTAGATCGCAGTGGTCATGATACCCCCAACAGTTTCTTCCGGAATGTCTGGATCGCGTCATCGGTGAGACCGCCTTCGCGGGCGATGGCCTCCATCTCGGTCGCCGCCTCTTCGCGCGCCTTGCGCTCGATCCGGTCGCGTTCGTCCTTCAAGAGCTTCTCGCGCATACCCGACGACGACATCAGATCCTTGAGCATGCGCCCGAGGTTCATCAGGTCCTTGGGGTCGAGGTGGCCGTCCTCTTCGCGCACGGCATGGATCATGTGCACGGCAGAGGTCGCGATCATCTGCATCAGCACCTTGTGCAGCTCGCCCTCGGCCTCGATGTCCATGTCAGACAGCAGCGTCTCGGCAATCGAGAAAGCTTCACGCTGGTCTTTAAGGGCTTTTGAAAACCGCCCCACGGCAGACTTGCCGATCGACAGGGACAGACCGTTCTCTTCAAGGCGATCATTCAGGGCGCCAGTGACGTCCTCGATGTCGCCAAAGCCGCGCTGGCTCAGCTCTTCACGCAGCCAGTCGCGGATTTCCTCGGGCAGCAAATCTATCTTGCGCGGTGCTGGCATCCATCATGCCCCCGGACGGGGACGCTGAACGCCCGGATGCGTGGCGATGCCGTGGGCGATCTCGATCCCGCGGGCGGTGGCCGTGACGATGACGAACCCGTTGTGGTCCTCGGTCGAAACAAAGCCTTGCTCTTTGAGCCAATGCACTTCGGTCGTGACCTGGTCGCGGGTGTAGGTGATCCCGTAGGGGTGCATCAGCTGCGTCAACATCGAGACGTTCGAGGTGTAGCGCGGGGCCTCGTCGAGCAGGCGCAGAATGGTCAGGCGCGCGTGGGCCTGCAGCGTTTCGAGATAGCGGGTCACTTCCGGCCCTCCAGTAGGTGGTCTTCATGGCGCGTCACAACGCGCTCTAGTCGGGTCATGATTTCGCCTTGACCTTCGAGCATCACGCCAAGAGAGCGGATGTCGCCGGTCATGCGGGCCAGGGCCACGTCAAGCTTGTGAAAGTCTTCTTTGCTCGGCAGCGCCTCGACGCTGTTCTCTAGCTTGTCCACGCGCTTCACGACGGCATCGATCTTGGTGTCGCTTTCCTTGAAGCGCTTCTCGGTGTCTTTCTGCCGCGTGGCGAAGAACGTATAGATGCCGGATAACAGCGCCGAGAGGAAGGTGGCGACTGTGATCCAGAGTTTTATCGCTTCCTGTTCCACAGGTCTTCGATCCTCAGGGTATAAGGTGGTCATGGTCGGGGCAGGCCCCTGCGAATGCGGCATACCCAGCCTCAATCTCACTTTTGGTCACTTCGGTATCCGACCGCGAACGGGTCGGCAGGCTCTCGCCCCAGGCACGGCAAAGCGCCCCTGCGGTCGGGCCTGATGGCGCAGCGATAGACGCGCCATCAACGCTGGCGTCAGTCACGCCAACCAGCGTCTTTATACGGGCGCACCCCGCGGTCATGGTCAGTACGAGCAACATCAACACGGCGGCGGATTTCATCGGCGGCGTCCAAGTCTTTTTTGAGGGCTTTGTAGTCGCGGCGGGCAACAGCATCGCGGCGCAGGGTGGCGAGAAGGCCCGAAGCGATGACGGCCAAGGCCAGCCAGATCGCCGAGGGGGACGGGATCCAATTCAGGACCCGCGCCCACAGAGCTTTGAGAGACAGCATCAGCGGTCCCCCAGCTCCCATTTGCGCTTCCGCTCCAGATAGACGTAGGCCAGCACCGCACCGATCGCCATGAAGCCGATAATCGCGATGATCTGTGCCGTGCCGCTGAGCTGGGGGATCACAGTGAAGGCCGTAGCCGCGTTGCCGATGGCACCGCCCCCAATCGCTTGAACGGTCGTTGACTCGGTGATCGAGGTGCGGGGCATCTTGGCACGGCGGACACCCAGAAGGCGGTCACGCTTGAACCCTGCCTTGCTGACGGCGTTGCCCTGGTTGCCACCGATCAAGAGGATGTTGCCGTTGACGTCGATGCCTGCATAAAAGCCCACGTGGCCCTTCCAGCTGTCACGGCTTCCGCGCCACAGCACAACGATGTCACCGAACTCGGCATCTTCGAGCGCAACCTCTTCGCCCCACTTCAGGTAGGACCGTGCATCGAGCTTGCCGGTGCCCTTCATGCCCGCTTGGGCAAGGCACGAGCCAACAAAGGCCGCGCACCACGGGGTCTCGTCATCCTTGACCCAGCCGTGGCCCGAGGCCTCGTACATCTTCACGATTTCAGGATTGTGCTTGGCCCCTGGCCACTCCATCAGGCCGATATGGGCCTCTGCGATCTTGTATAGTGCCTGCATGGTCTGCGAGCTCCTGAGCCATGTTGAAATCTATATTCAAACGATGGGCTCAGGATGCTTCAGACAGGGAAATGGACACATCCGCTAGGGTTTGCGGGGTGGCCTATCAGATCAGGGAAAGTTGTCGCGGATCGGGACCTGCGCGGAGATACTTGCGCACGGTCACGTCAGTTGTGTGCAGTTTGCGGGCGATTTCCGCAACTGGCAAGCCCTTCGATGCGAAGACCTGCGCGATCCAGGGCTTCGCAGTGGGAACGCGCGCCGAGAGTTCCCCGGCGCGCGCTTGTAGTGCTTTGACGTTTTCGGCCCCGACCAGCGCCTCGACCTTGGACCGGCCGCGTGGGTTGGCAGGGAGATAGAGCTCTGCCCCGCCGAAGCTGAGCAGGAACTCCACGGCCATGTCTGGGCCTAAGACCTCGACATAAGCCGCGATGTGAGCAGGCGGACGCGGCGTTTTACTCATCGCCCCCTCCGCGCAGATGGCGACGGCCCTTGTGGCCGACGCGGGGGTGGTTGCGGCGGTACACCGTCACCACGCACTGGTTTTCGATACGATACACAAACGCATCAATCACAACTCCAACCGCACCCAGTGCCATGCCCCGATCGACGATGCGGCCGATCTCAGTGCGGCAGGCTTCCACGTCCACGCCCTTGACGCGTTCGAGGTAGCGCAGAACCGCATGATCAGAGACAGAGTGCACGGGCTTCTTCACTTGCGATGCTCCATGAAGTCGAAGTCCGCCTCGACCCGCGATGCCCATGCCTTGAGTGCCTGGACAACGTCATCGATCTGGATGCTGTCAGCCAGCATGTCGACATCCGCAGGAACAGAGCCCCAGTTCGCCTCGAAGCGGGTACGGATGAACTTGTTCAGACCTGTGCGGCTCGGGTCCTTCAGTGCCCCCGCCTCGCCAAGCTTTGACCAGAGCACATGGATCAGGCGCAGGTCAGCACGCTTCGCCTTGGGGTGGCGCTTGGCCTTGGGCTTGGCATCGGTGAAGCCGTCGCGCTTCAGGCGCGCAAGGACCTTCAGCATGTCGCCCTCGTCCATGTCCTTCAGGCTCTCTTTGCCGGTCTCGACCAGCTGCAGGGTGCGCCGAGCCTCGTTATCGAGGCCCAGCTGTTTGCAGCCGACGTGGATTTTACGCTGCAGAGATCCCGACATCAGTCCTGCTCCACGTAGGTCCAGCCTGCGGGGCTGACGCGGGTGACCTTGGCCGTGCTCAGCAGGACGGGGTAGCGGCCTGTGACCACACGGTCCCGCCCCTCTCCGCGATCCGACATGATCACGGTACCCTTGATCACGTTGGTCTCTTCCAAGAGCGTTGCCAGCGCGTCGATGTTCTCGACGTCGAAGTCGATCACTTCGAAGGATTTCAGAGGCGCGACGCGCGCGTCTTCTTCCAGGAATACTTGGGCACGTACAGTCATCAGTTTCCCTCCGGAGCAAAGCGCAGAATGTTGTGGCCGAGATGGGCCTCGAAGGCCCCGTCATAGCGACCAAAGCCGACCCCCCAGTCGGGGGCATGCCAGCGCGACCAGCTGATCAGACGCGACAAGCCGCGCTTCTTGGGCAACTTGGCCGCTGCGGGGCGTTCGACTTGGCGCAGGGTGTCTTCAGCCTCTGCCTGGTGCTGCGCGCAGCTATCGAGGTAAAGCGCCAGAGGGTTGTGTCCCATCTTGCGGGCGCAGTCTGCTGGCGTCTGTCCGGTGTGGCTACGCACCCCGACGGCAATGCCCATGTTGAAGAGCGTCCTCACCATGCGCAGATTGTTGAAAACCGCCGCGTAGTGGACCAGCGTCCAACCTTCGTTGTCGACATAGCGCAGGGTGTGCAGGGGCACATAGTCCCCTTTGTCGAGTGCATTGTAAGCGATCGAGAGCTTCATCGGTTCCATGGTTGCCTCCCTTATGCCTTGGCCAGATCGATGGTGATGGGCGACCACGGTGCAGTCTGGTCGGCCCGCTCGTAGCAGCGCACGTAGGTCTTTGAACCGACGACCCGCATCGCATCGCGGATCGCCTCCATGGCCTTCTTCCAGCGCGCATCGTCGATTTCGAGGCGCAGCAGCATGAAGACCTCGGCGCGGTTCACCTGCCCCGTTTTGTCGGTGTTGAACGCACGGGTGACGATCGTGCGCAGCTCGGGGCCTGCATCATTCGCCCACTCGTTCAGGCACTCGTCGATCAAGCCCTTTGCGACCTGCAGCTGCGGGCCGAAGTCGATGTGATCCTGCACCGCGACCTGCACCTTCATCAGGCCGTCGAACGACATGAACGTCTTGTTGCCTTTGGCCCCGCCTTTGGTGGTGCCGTATTCCTGTTCGAGGATGCCCTCGAAGGCGGTCAGATCGTCGAAGGTGTGCTCTTTGAACCGCGCGACCTGTTCGCTCAGGTCACGGGCGTACTTGATCACCTTGTGGACCGTCTCGTGTTCCAGAATGTCGGCAGGTTTGATGGTGGCGACGGGCTGCAGACGGCCTTTGCCATCGGCCAGATACTCAGTGCCGTCGATCATGGTGGCGTTGGGAGTAGTGCTATTCATCGTCATTTTAATGTTCCTTGAAATCACTGTTTCGCCAGTTCGAAGAGGTACTGCGTGAGCCCCTCCAGATGGCCGATCAGGGCGAGCTGCTCGGGGGTGCTGTAGAAGTCATCCCCCATCTGCCGCGCGACCGCGTCACGCCCCTTCTCTGTTTCGTAGAGTTTGGTCAGAACGGTCATCAGGCTCAGCTCATCCTCGACGATGCCAGTCACGATGTCGTCTTCGTCGAGGCTGATGTAGGCAGCGCGCTCAATGGACATGGCTGGCCCCTTTCTGGCTGGTGCTTTCGGGGGCGTCCTCATCCAGAACCGCATCGAACAGGTTGTCGGTCAGGACAGCGGTGATCACGCGGTCTGCGAGGTCCGTCGGGGTCATCCCCCGACGCTTTGCCTCTTTGCTGATGGCGAAGGCGTTCTTCTCTTTGATCCGAACGATCACCTGATCCGCGCGGGCGATGCCATGCGGGGTTTCGTCTATCGGCAAGCCGCGATCCTTGGTGACCTTGATCGCCCAATAGACCGTGCTGGCAGGGCACCCGAGCTGTTTCGCTATGCTGTTCGGGGTCATACCATCAAGATAAAGAAGCACCGCTTCCTCGCTCAAACCGCCAGTGCCATTGACGAACTTCTTGATCGGCTCCCCGTTCTTGCGCGCTTCGGTCAGGAACATCGAAATCGTGCCGGGCGTGTGGCCAAAGAACTTGGCAAGGATCTTCGGACGCACCCCAGCTTTCGCCAGTTCGATGATCCGCTCTTTGTCGTTCAAATTCTTACTCGTCATCGGTGCCTCCTTCGGTTTTGAGGAACAGTTTGCAGCCGTTGCATGCGCGGAACATCTGCACGTTCAGGGCATTGGCGTTCTGCAGCGACTTCGCCTTCTTGCGCCAACCGTGGCAGGCATCGAGCGCGATGCGCCCCAAACCTGGGCAGTCGACCTCGGCGCTCTCATAGGCCCCGCGATACAGATCGCTGATGCGGGCCAAATCGCCTGGGTATTTGTTCGCAAGTACGTTCGAGATCAGGGCGGCACTCAGCCCCAGCTTCGCGGCAACCTTGTTCTGGCTAGATGCGGCGCAGGCCTTGGCCAACCCCTCAACCCATGCCGGAAGATCAGCGCCCCATGCGGCCTGTGCCTTTTCAACGGGACCGCTCATGCCACACCCCCAACTGCGAAGGTGTGAATGATCTCACACGTGTTCTGGTCATAAACCACGCGCACCCGCTTCTCGATCGGGGGGAACACGCCGGTATTGCTGATCAGGGTGTAAACGGCCTCTTTAACGCCCGGCACTGCCTTGCGTTCGACCCGCAGATAGCCCCCTGCCAGAAGGAACTGGCAGTACTTGCGTGCTGCCTCGACGCTGACCTCAACCTTGGTGGTGTTGGAGTGCATCGCGACATCGGACGGGTTGAAGGTGCGCAGATGACGGATCGTGCGCCACATCAGCCCCTCGGGGGATGCCTCATCGTCTTTGATGATGCGGCCCTCGTTGTCGTACACCGGCGGAATGTCCATCTCGCCACCTTTGATCACCTCGAAGATGATCCGGTTCCGGACATTCTTGCGGCCGCTGTCTTTGACAAAGCCGTCTTTAACCCAGTCTTTAACGGCCTTCTGCACGTAGTTCATCGGGCGTTTGCTGTCAGCAGAGAGGTCGTTGTAGGTGAACTCTCCCATGACACGCGCAATGCCCCAGAGGCGGTCGCGTTGGATGCGCTTCTTTACATTAGCCATGATGCAGCAACTCCTGACGAACCTGCGGCGTCTGACCCGCGAAGAATGCACGGTTGCCCCACTCCTTTTTCCCGAGCGCCTTGACCCCTCGGATCGCCGCGATCTCGCGCGCCAACTCCAAGTTCTCGACGATCCGGCGGGCTGAGCCGCGGCTCGCACGCTTCATCTCGGCAATCAGTTCCGGAGACAGTTCCACCCCTGGGCAGCGGATTTCTTGAAGCAGCTCGAAGTCGCTATCGTCCGCAGGTTCCGCAGCCACCCAGCTCAAGATGCGACCGTGAACGCGCTCCCACTTGGCCAGCTTCTGAGGCAGTTGCTCTTCGCCGATCAGGATCACAGGCACCATCGAGCTCTCGTACAGGTCCCGTACGATCTCGATCATGTTTTTCTTAACGAGGAAGTCCGCCTCATCGATAATCAGAGGCCGCCGTGAGCGGGCAAGCGCCTCAGCAATCTGATCGACCATATCAGCAATCGATTTCTGAGGGGTCTGTCCCAGTTCTTTACAAATGGTCTGGCACAGCTTCTTCTGTGTCCAGACGGACTTGCACTGAACTGCGCACGCATCAACCTCGTTGGCAGAATAGAGGCTAGCCGTCGTTTTGCCGTATCCCGATGGGCCGTAAAAGCAGCCCATTCCCGGCAGACCAGCGCCACGCTCTTGAAGGCGATTGGCGAGGGTCAGAAAATTCGACACGTTGCGCAGCGGTGCAAGATTGCGACTCGCAGAATTATTGTTCATCTTCTCCATACTCATAATTTTTCTTGGTTATGATCTTAGGTGTCGTCAGAGCGGTCACTCTGGCGGCACCGCTTACCCAGCCGAGCCTGATTTGAAGGCTTGGTGGACTTTCTTCTCTGCCTTGTATTCGGCAGTTTCTTGGTAGCCTTTCAGCCACTCTTCCTCTTCCACCCCGACGGGGCTTCCGATTTCCATGCGGCGCTCAAGTTCGAGTGCCTGGTGAAAGCGGCCACGTGCACTATCCGCAACGTCGACTGCTTTCTCGGCCTGCTTTGCCGCAAACCGTTTTCTGAACTCCAAGAGGTTCTGCTCTTGGTCCGGTGTCGATGTCGGCGCCGGAAGGGGCCGCTCGCGTTTTGTTCCAAGTTTCCGCTCTTCGAGACGCTGGATCTCGTTGAGTTCGGCCAACTTGACCACCTTGCTTTCCAGCGTGACTTCCTCGCGTTTTGGAAGGTTGTTCAGATCGTCGGACAGCCCGCCAACAGACAGGGGCCGCAAAGACTTTGCTACGCGGCGCTGTTCACGCAGACGGCGTGAGTTTTCGCGTGCTGCAGACTGCGCCGATGCCAGATCGAAGAAGCCGGACTTGTCCTGGCACTCGGCATATCCAAGATACTCGCCTTCCAGGCTGTAGATGTAGACGCCCGCATGCAGATTCTCCGGATTGAACCGCGCCACAATCTTTTGGCCAGCCAGTTCGTTCATCCAGTCGGCCCAGTAGCCGTTCTTGTGCAGGGTCATCCGTCCATGTGTGGCATGCAGCTTGCGAACCTCAGCGGCCATCAGGCACAGGCGCAGCTGTTCTTCGGTGGCCTTACGGATCGGCGCTGCCTCGTAACTGGCGGCGAAGGTCTCATCGAAGCTGCGGCCTTGCGCGGCGTCAGTGCGGCGACCGACGCGAGCATTGTGTTCGGCAATGCCCTCAGCCACGACTTGGAGAAACAGCTCCAGATCGATCGCCTTAGACATATAGTTCTCTGGCTTCGCATCAGGCTTGTGACCGGTATATGCGCCGTGGAAGCGAGGATCTCGCGCGATGTCATCCGCAAAGTCACGGAAGCCCCGTTCAATCGGCTTGGCCTGACCATGTCCAGGCGTTGCCCAATGGATCTGGACGCCAAGCAGCGACAGAACACCAAGCGGCTCGTCCTCGGCGACCTTGAAACGGAAGCGCGTCGGGGCACCGCCCGTCAGCCACTTGTTTGCGAACTCTCGGCCGTTGTCGAAAAGGCAGTGCGTCGGGATGCCCCACTTCTCAAGCAGTTCCCGGAACGCCGACATCACTGCGACCTTGTTCGGGTCGACGTCCACCCGCCACGATAGGAACTTCCCAGAATAGAGGTCCTGAAACGCAACGATCTGGGGACGGATGGGTTTTTCAAAGCCCGGCCAGCTCACAAACACGTCGATCTTGTGGCAGTCAGCGTTGACGCCCTCCAAGGCACTCAGGGAAGAGCGGTCGCGGATTTGCGGCGGGAAGCAGCGCAGAAGCCCTTTCTCACCTTCCCGCATGAAGACACGGCTAATTCGAGGCACTGCGCGCTCGATCCATCGGCGCGCGGTAGTCTCGGTCAAGTACTTGACCCCCTCTGCTTTACACAGGCGCACCACACGTCGATAGCTCGATGCAAAGCTGCCGCCACCGATCCGAAGATAGTCAGCTTTCAACCACGTATAAAACTGGGTATCCGCTGCCGTCTTCTGGGTGCGATCCGCGCCCTTGCGGTTCATCGGAGCCAGATAGGCCAGCCAGTCTGCAGGGTCGACGTTGTCCACCAATGAAAACCAGTTCCAGATCGTCCGAGAGCTGATGCTGCGTTGCTCAGAGATGAAATCCACCGCCGCATTCTTAGCCATCGCGACAGCAAGGCTGTCGACCTCCTGAAGGATCTTCAAGCGCATCCGAGCCTTTAACTTCGAAGGCGTCGGGAGCCCGTCGAAATACTCCCACGCCTCATCACGAGACATCTTCTGGTCTTCAGAAGACGCGTCAGCCTTCGAGTGCGCCAGAAGCTGGCGTTGAGCGGCAACAGGGAACAAGCGCCAGTGATACTCCCAGCCGCCACCACGTCCCGAGCGTTTGCGCGCCAGCGCGGGCTGCGAGCGCCACTCTTCAGCCTTGATCACAGCCTCGACACCTTGCCGCGTCGTCGGCAGATCAGGCAGCGCGGCCCCTGCGATCTCGGAGGCAGTCCACCAGCTTTTCTGCAGATCAATCATCGCTGGCCTCTAAATCACTGAGCAGTTCGAGCAGCTCGACACGAGACTTCGTGACGAACGCCACCTTGGCCGATTTCGGCGCACGGGCCCATTGATCGACCAGCTTGACCAATGCGGTGTCACTGGCGTTCAGGGTGATGTCGCCACGCTCTTCGCGCTTGATGCTCGACAGCGCCTTTGCAGCGCTCTTTGCGCGGCCTTCGGATAGGGCGGCGACGATGTCGGTGCGGCGGGCTGGCGGCAGTTTGCCGATGACCTGCAGATCTGCCAGCGCAACCTGCTTCGGGGCAGCCCGAAGGCGGGCAACGTCTTCTTCGGACAACGCGGCACCTGCGGCAATCATCCGGCGCACATGGCGGTCCGTCATGCCGAATTTCTCGGCGGTCGCGGCGGCAAAAGATCGAACGGACCCCGTGTCCATTTGAAAGCTTGCACTGCGGCGATCACCGCCTTGCTTAGTCTCTGGGTGAAGCCGCTCGTATATCACCTTGCGGGTCGCAAGAAAAACAGCCGTATCCAGCGCGTTCATTTCTGATCCGGCAAGGTTGTCGTCGATCTCCATGATGCGGGCCCAATCGTCGGTGACATTGGTCCAGACCTTTGCCTCGATCTCGGCCCATTCCAGACGCTTTGCGGCTTCCAGACGGTGCCCACCGGCGATCAGGTAATACTTACCGTCCTTCTTCTTGCGCAGGTGAATGGCGTCCTTCATCACGCCGATCTCTTCAATCGACGCAATCAGGCTGGCAACGCCCGCCTCGGTCACTGGACGCAGGCGATCCTTGACCACAATCTCAACAACCGGAACGCGGTTGGTTTGCATCAAAGTGGGGGTAGTCATCGAATATAAACCTCAAGTGCTGCAGGCAGGCCAAAGGCCAGCCCGAAAAGGAAAAGCGCTACAATCAAAACGGTCAGGACGAAGCCCGCCAGCGTCGTCTCGAACCACTCATCCGACCGTTCAACAGCCTGTTGAAGACGGGTTTTGTGCCGTTGCCAGGCAGCAATCACCGCTTGGGGTGAAGGCGCTCGAAAAGTATCATCCGCCGAGCGACTCATCAGAGGAACACAATCAATGCAGTCCCCCATCGCGACATCGCCACTCTTCGGCGGCTTGCCGATACGATTAATCAAGACTTCCGACCTCAGCGCCGAATTGCTCTTGATATCGATCAGCTGTGGGACCACGCTTTGGCCGACACCTGCTCCCGATGACGCTGAATGGCGCGACATAATCAGTGATCTCCTGCCCGAGCAGATGGAAACGCTTGGGAATGGTGCGTGGCTTGATCGCCATTCTGAGCGGTCACGTGCGGCGCTCGGCATGCGTGCGGAATTTCTTCGGCAGCAGATTGAGGGGTTGCCTGAGACAGAGCGCGAAGGATGGCGTCTGGCACCGTTTGATTGGCGTGAACGTATGCTGCGGATACTTTCCGAAGATGATCTTCCCCCTCTGTACCAGTTACCGGTGCAATCCAGTGAAGACGACCGTCAACGATAAGTGCTGGATGCCAGACGCCGTCTGATGGCGTAAGAACATTCGCTGCGAAGACTTCGGAAGTAGCCTCCACGCCTGGACGCGGGATGTCAGACGGCCACTCCAGTTCTTCGGGCCAGTTGTCGCTGAACCATGACATTAGCTTGGACGCGGTTCTCGTCCGACAATCATAGCCTTTTTCAATCATGTTCTTGAAAAAGTCGCCCTTACCAAGTGCGCGCATCGAGATCGCATAGTGTGTCACACCAAGATATGCGGCCATCTCTTCAGCTAGATAAATCAGTGTCTCTCGCTGAGTTCTCCCACTGCTCATCTCTTTAGGCACCGTGTGCGGGATCGGTTCAAGATTTGTGTCTGCAATGGCGGCTTCTTCCGAAACATCGGCTTTCAATTCCGGACAGATCAACAGAGCGAACTTCCGACGGAAATCTCTTACCAGTTCCATCATGCTGCTGCCTTCTTGGCAGCCGAGGGGCGCTCAATGCCCTCAGGCCAATCCAAATCAGAAGGCCAGTTCTCACTAAACCAATTCATCAGGCGTGCAGCAGTGCGGAAGGTGCAGCTTCCGCCTTCTTGAAGTCTGTTGAAGAACTTTCCGTCATTTGCTGCGTACACCGAAACGGTCGAGAGGCTCAATTCGCGGTGCTTGCTGAGCATGTTCGCAAGCGTGATCAGGTCATCCAGTTTCATGTCTCATCCTTAGGCTTCGCTTCGCTCAATATGGGCGATTACCCAAATATGTATTTGGTCTTTTACCCGACTGTCAATAAGTTTTTTAAGCGGGTAATATCCCAAACTATGACTCGCGATTTTTCCTTTTCTGATCTTGTTCAGACTCGCCTAGATGAACTGGGAGAGACCCCTCATGCTGCCGCCATCAGATCGGGAGTGCCCTATGAGAAGTTTCGCAGTGTGCTGAGAAGAGATGCTCGGCGGGTTGAGCCTAAGCTCGGGACCGTCAAAGCAATTTGCGATGCTTTGAATCTGGATTTTCATATCGGCCCGCCTCGGGACACCGGCCCGATCGAACAGATCCAGATCGCAGGCGACGCCTACGCCCACATACCGGTGCACGATGCGACGCTCTCGGCCGGTGGTGGCTTCAACAACGGCGATAGCGTCGTGGTCGATCATCTCGCCTTTAAAAAAGAATGGCTGCGCAAGATCTCGGTCGCCCCTTCGAACGCCGTGCTGGCCCGCATCGATGCCGGGCAACTGGGGCAAAGCATGATGCCAACGATCCATCCAGGCGACATGGTCCTGATCGATACATCCAAGCGCGAGATCCCGATCAGCGCTTCGGACTACAAAGCCCGCAAGGCCCCGATCTATGCCTTCAGCACCGACGAGGGCGCCCGCGTAAAACGCCTTTCAATGGTCGGGGACATCATTGCGTTGATCTCGGACAATCCAGACTTCGCGCCCGAGCTGCTCGCCCGAAATGCCTGGGCTTCGTCGAACGTAATCGGCAAAGTCGTCTGGTGGGGCCACACGGTCAAAGACTGATCTGAACCCAAAAATCTCTTGCATGTTCGGCGGCGGCCGCGAAATTGCCGCCAGACAGCAACGAATTGAAATCTCTACGATTTTCCAAACATGCAAGAGCTCGCCATAACTTGCGGCTCTATTTGCATGTTCCGATGGCCGAAAGGCACAAAAAAACCGCCTTAAATGGCGGTGCAAACGGCTATTTAACCAATGTTGAACAGCACTTAGCTATTTTGCCCCTGAGGACGCCTCTGACGGCCTCCATGGACGCTGATGCCCTCTAAAACAGCTTCACTGCAAGTCACCACGATAAGCCGCCAATCGTCACCACCATCCTTGCAAGCGCCTGTTTTCATTGGTGATCCCACTTCTTCCCGTGTCCTCTCACCTCTTCCCGCTTCACTGCAGATATGTGTGTCTCCTAACACTCGGTGTTCAAACAGGTAGATGCCCTGCCATGTTCCCAGCGCCAGCCGCCCACCAATCACAGGAATCGTCAATGAAATCGGTAGGATAGAGGCTTTGATATGCGCGGGCATGTCATCTGGGCCCTCGTAAGTGTGGGTCAGATAGGACATCGCCGGATCGGTCGAGGGCGGCACGAGGCGCGAGAAGTAATTGACCAGATCCACTTTCACTTCGGGGTCGGCATTTTCCTGGATCAGCAAGCTGGCCGAGGTGTGCCGGATGAACAGGGTCAGCACCCCGTCGCCGCGCACCCAATCAGCGACATCGCGGGTGAATTCGTAGATGCCCTGACCGCGGGTCGAAATGGTAAAGGTGGTGTGCATGGCGTGTTCTGCTCTTTTCTAGGGTCTGCGTAGCGTACCCTGCCGCGCGCCGCCCGTCACGGCCCA